CGCTGGTGGAGCAGCTGGCATTGCTGGAGACGCAGGTCGAGGCTGTAAAGCGTCGCTTGGTTTGTCCGGACACGTCGCTTGGTTTGTCCGGACAAACCATCTGACGGATTTGTAACAGCGGAGCTACGGGTTTCCCCACGGGCCGCGGGGTGCATGGCCGATGTGCCAGCTGCCGCAGAAGCTGCATCGGTAGGGGCTCACGGGCCGTTCGAAGGCCCCGAAAACCCGCCTCCTGTTGGTCAATGTCAGCGCGATCGCAGTGCGGGCCGCAGCGGTAGCGTCGGGGTGCCGGACTTTGCCGCTACACGCCCGCCTGCGCTGGCCGCGCTTGGTGGCCACACGCGCCTCAGAACCGCACGCAGAAGGCCACTCCGACAGCCCGCGGCCGCGTCTCGGCGCCGCCCGCTGCGCCCGTCGGTCCGGCGACGCCGGAGCTGCCGCTCGTCGTTCCGCCCACCCCGCCGGAGCCGCCGTCTTCGGTCACGAACTCCGGTCCCATCGGGTGGGTGTGGCTCTTGAACTCGTCCGCCAGCCAGGCGCCCAGGGTGTTGCTGGGCACCAGCCCGCGGCCGTTGTCGAAGCCGCGCAGGAACTCACTGCGCAGGTCCGGCAGTCTGAAGGTGGTGCTGCCGTCACCCACGGAGAAGCGGCCGTGCCCGCTGGCCGCCCATGCCGCCTCGGAGACCGCGAGCCCCGCGCCATTGACGTGCGTCCACAGGCGCGGGTATGCAGCGCGGCTGACCACCTGCCCGCTGCACAGCAGCCAACCCGCCGGCGCGGCCGCGAAGTAGCCGGCCATCACCGTGCCCACCGGCACCGCCTGGTCGATCAACCAGCGGATGGCCGCCAGCAGCTGCGCGTTGTCGGGCTTGGCCAGTGCGGCGCCGGTCGCCTCCACCACGCCGCAGACCTCCTCCTGCAACGCGTTCAGGAAGGCCGCGGTGACCACGGTCGCTGGCGTGCCGACGTTCGGGTCGCCTTCGGTGAAGAATCCTCCCGGCAATGCCGCCGGGCCGTCGATACGATGCATGTGGTGGTTCTCCCAGGGTCAGGGGGTCGGGTACGCGAAGAGCACCTGCGTATGCGCAGGCTTGACGCGGTTGAACTGGCACTCGATGACCTCGTTTCCCCAGCTGCGCAGCGGCTCGCCCGCGCTGCCTGCACCGGCTCGGAACGGCGTGATCCCCACGGTGTTGGGCACGTTCACGCGCCAGATGTGCGCCCACTCGTCGCCCGTGAACACGATGCCTGCCGCTGTGGCCTCGGCCTCGGAGGTGAACTCGTCGATGGTGACCACGTAGCCCAGCCGCGCCGCCAGCTGCAGGAAGAACGCGCGCGACTGGCCGCCCACGGTGGTGAGCCGGCCCTCAAGCGCCGCGCGCCGCTCTGCCACCGTCTGCGCCTGCGTAACGCAGGGGTCGGGCAGGCCCACCACGCGCTCCCAGTCGGCCAGCAGCTCGGTGGTGCTGGCCGGGTCGGTCTCGGCCAGCAGCTGCGCGGCGCGGCCGTCCAGCCGCTCGAGCTCGGCCGCGAACGCCGCCAGCAGCCGCATCAGCGGGCTCGCCGGGTCGCGCGGCCAGGCCGCGCCCTCGGGGAGCAGCGCGGCCAGCGCGTCGCGATACTCGGCCATCGAGTAGTTCACCAGGCCCAGCCGGCGCTGCATCTCTTCACGCATGGGACCGTCCCAGACCAGAAACGAGCTGCCCCACATGAGGAGCAGGTCCTCCTCGGTGGCGACATAGACGTAGGCGAAGTCGGCCATTCATGGCTGCTCGGTGCTCGCCACACCGACGTCCTGCGTCTCGAGGATGGAGAAGCTGCCGCTGCCGCCGAAGGTGGGCAGGCTGCGCACCGTCAGCCTGGCGCGCAGCCGCATGTTGCTCGTGGCCGCGCTGTTGTCGCTGACCGTCGTTGAGCCGGCCAGGCTGTAGATCACCGTGTCCGGGTCGTCGGTGATCACCGTGCGCACGGTCTCGTTCGCGGTCAGCGTGCCGATCTGCACCCAGGCGCCACCGTCGATCGAGCGCTCCAGCACGATGGTCGCGCTGCCGGCGGCCCCGCTGATGGAGCCAGTGCCCGCGGCGCACGCGTAGCGGTAGAAGTAGCTGTAGCTCAGGACGATCGACTTCGTCCCGCCGTTCGTCAGGAATGGCCCCACCACCACCTCTGCAGGCACGGTGGTGGAAGTGGTGTGCGCCGCGTTCTGCAGCACGCCGGCCGACAGCGTGCCGCCGAAGTAGGCCGCGCCGTTGGTCTTCAGGTAGTACAGCGCGTTCGCTTCGGTGCAGTTGGCCAGGTTGGCTTGGTTGGGCCCGTACCACTCGATGAACTGACTGCTGGCCCCGAACGGCGCCCCTGTCACCTTCATGAAGCCGCCGCTGCGCACGATCTCGCGCCCTTCGGTGACGTCCAGCCGATAGCTGTCCGCGGCGTTGCGGATCACGCCGGCGGTGAGCGTGCCCACGTTGGCCGTGATGGCCGACAGGTTGGGCACGCTCATCTTGCCCGGGGTGATGGTGGCGTCGCCGATGCGCGCGGCCGGCACGCGCAGCGTCGTCACGCCGTTGACCAAGCCCACCTCCAGCATGTTGGCCGGCGTGGCATTGATGTTGCCCTCGGGCACGAACAGCAGCTTGTCCGCGGCCAGCAGGATCTGCGACTCGCCGCCGTGGTTGTCGGCCGTCGCGGCCAGGCCGATCGTGGCGAAGACCTTCTTGCCGTCGCTGCGCGTGCCTGCCACCTTGAGCACCCACTGCGCGGCCAGCGCGCCGTCCGCGGCCGCGCGGGCGCTGGCTTCGGTCACCACGGCGGCATAGGTCGGGTTGTTGCCCACCGTCGGGTTCTCGAAGCGCGCCTGCAGGTCGGTGCGCGCGGACACCTCCGAGGCGATCGCGCTGCTGCGCGCCTGGCGCTCCTCGAAGATCAGGCCCGACGTCAAGCTCGCCAGCGTCGCCGAAGAGGGGTCTGCCAAGCCGGTGATCTTCGTGCTCAGGGCCTGACGCAGCGTCACTTCCGTGCTGTCGGCGGTGCTTCGCGCCTGGCGCTCGTCGAACAGCAGGCCCGCGCTCAGCGTGGCCAGCGTCAGCGACGCCGGGTCCGTGGCCCCGGTGACCTTCGTGCTCAGCGCCTGACGCGCGGTCACCTCGCTGGCGTCGGCGGTGCTGCGCGCCTGGCGCTCGTCGTACAGCAGACCTTCGGTCAGACCGGCCAGGTTGCTGCCGGTGTAGGCGCCACGCATCTGCGTGGCCAGCGCCGCGCGCGAGCTCGCCTCGCTGGCCACCGCGGTGCTGCGCGCCTGCCGCTCGTCGTAGATCAGCCCCGAGGTCAGCGTGGCCAGCGTCAGCGAGGAAGGGTCCGCCGCGCCGGTGATCTTCGTGCTCAGCGACTGCCTGGCCGTCACCTCGGTCGCGTCGGCTGAGCTGCGTGCCTGGCGCTCCTCGAACAGGAGCCCGGAGGTCAGCGCGGCCAGGCTGCTGCCGGTGTAGTCGCCTCGCATCTGCGTGGCCAGCGTGGTGCGCGCAGAGGCCTCGCTGGCCACCGCGGTGCTGCGCGCTTGGCGCTCGTCGTAGATCAGGCCCGAAGTCAGCGTGGCCAGCGTCAGCGAGGAAGGGTCGACGACCCCCGTGATCTTCGTGCTCAGCGACTGCCGGGCCGTCACCTCCGTCGCGTCGGCGGTGCTGCGCGCCTGGCGCTCGTCGTACAGCAGGCCGGCGGTGAGCGTGCCCAGCGTCAGCGACGCCGGGTCCGCTGCGCCCGTGACCTTGGTGCTCAGCGCCTGGCGCGCGGTCCCTGCGGGGGCGTCGGCGGTGCTGCGCGCCTGGCGCTCGTCGTACAGCAGGCCCTCGGTCAGCGCCGCCAGGCTGTTGCCGGTATAGCCGCCGCGCATCTGCGTGGCCAGGGCCGCGCGCGTGGTCGCCTCGCTCGCGTCGGCCGCCACGCGCGCCTCGGCCTCTCGGTCGATGAAGGCCCAGGCCACGGCCAGGGCCGAGGACACCGCCGTCCATCCCGAGCCATTCCACACCATGACGGTGTTGTCGCTCTGCCGGCGCGCGGTGTCCCCGATCACGTTGCCCGTGCCCGGCAGCGCGCCGTTGTTCGCGTAGGTGCCGCGGAAGATGGCCGCGCGCTTGTTGGCCAGCGAGTCCACCCACGTGCTGCCGTTCCAGCGCTGGAAGGTCTCCACGCCGGCGGCGTTCTTCCAGGCGGCCACGTCGCCGATGCGCGTGCCCGCCGGGAAGGGCGGCGCCTGGTGGAACACCGCGTAGCCGGCCCCGGCGGCGCCGGCCACGGCCGCCGTCAGCGACTGGCGCTCGTAGGCCAGCACCAGGTCCGCGTCGGCGGGGGTTTTGGCCTCGCTCGCGATCGCCGCGCCTCGCGCGATCCCTTCGTTGGCCAGCGCCAGGTTGCGGGCCGCCGCTTCGTCAAGCAGCGCCTGGGCGCGAGCGGCCGCCTCGGCGTTGATGGCGATGGTGCGCAGCGCCGTCTCGTCCTCGATCTGCGCGATGCGGTTCAGCGCCTCCAGCTCGATGGCGTCGGTTCGCGCGGCGGCCTCGGCCGCGAAGCCTTCCGCTCGCGCCTGCGCCTCGGCCGCGATCGCAGCGATGCGCGCGTTGCGCTCCACAGCCACGGCGTCGTCGATCAGGTCCTCGATCTCCTCGGTGCCGTCGCCGATGCGGTTGATCTTGTCCAGCAGGTCCAGCGTCAGCTGAGAGGGCCCGATCCGCTCGTTCAGCGCGGCCAGCAGGGCGTCGACATCGCCCCAGGCTCCACCCTCGCCGATCCCGCTGAGGATGTCCTTGATCGCGGCCCCCACGCTCCCCGCGGGATAGGTCAAGCCCGAGTTGAAGGCCACCACGCCAGCGCCGCGGTCCACGCGGCTGCCGTCGCCCAGGTCTGCCAGGAAGGCCACGACGTCGCGGCGCACGTGCACCGTCAGCCGCTGCTGGACGACGCTCTCCAGCAGCGCGATGCCGTCGCCTTCCGTGAGCCGGCGGATCTGCGTCATCTCGATCTCATGCCCAGGTGATGGTGCCCAGCGTGGGCATCTCGCCGGGGTCGTGCAGCACGTCGCCCGTGGGCGCGCTCAGCACGTGGTTCGTCTCGCCGGCGCTCACGCTGATGGCCTCGCGGATGCGGCTGATCAGGATCGTGCCGCCCGGCTTCGCGTCGCGGCGCAGCAGGTCCTGCAGCTCGGCCGTCACCGCGTTGCGCACGGCCGTGGTGTCGGGCGTCAGCGCAATGGTCAGCGCCATCGGCACCGCCACCGGCGCCTCCACGGTGACCTGCGCGGTGACGGGGCGCCGCTCGTCGATGTAGTCCTGCACCGCCGTCACGGCGCCGCTGTCGGGGATGAAGTCCAGGTCGTTGTCGCGCACGAAGCGCACCACCACCGTGCCCACGCCGTTCTCCAGCGGGTACACCCAGGCGCGCGTCACGCCAGGCACCTGCAGCGCCCAGGCCACGTAGTCCGAGGCCGAGCCGCCCATCGGCGGCTGCTGGATGCGCGCGAGCAGCCGCACGCGCAGCGCCGCGTCCGACTCCGCGTCCGCGCCCTGTGTCAGCCCGGGTGCGGCCACCAGCGCGGCCGTGGACACGCCCGGCACCGGCGTCACGAAGCTCATCTGCGTGCCGCTCAGCGCGTTGCCGGCCGCGCCGGCCTCCACGGCGGCCACCGGCACCTCGGCCGCGCCGCTGACCAGCGTGGCATCCGCCGTGGCCACGAATTGCGCGCCGTCGCTGCGCTGCAGCGTCGTGCCTGCGGGCACCGTGGCGCCCGTGGTGCCCGTCACCGCCACCGGCCCCACCGCATAGGCCGCCGGCAGCCGCAGCACGCCCCAGATGCCCGCGTAGCGGTCCAGGAACACCGTCTCGGCCGTGTCGGGCATCAGCTGCTCGGCCAGCCACGCCAGGTAGCCGTACAGGCCGTGCACGCCGGCGGCGTGCATGCGGCCCAGCACCGCCAGGTTGCTGCGCCGCAGCCGCGCGTCGGTGCCGGGCAGCCCGGCCTCGATGTCCGCGGCCGCACGCTCGATGAGCTCGGTCAGCTCGGGTCGTTGGAACGGCACCTCACGCCCCCTTCCAGAAAGCTTCGAAGCGGTATCGCGCCACCGGCTCGGCGCTGCGCACCACGGTCACCTGCAGGCCCACGATGCCGGGCACGTTGCTGCCGCCCACCACCTCGGCCTGCACGTCCACCGCCCGCGCGATGCCGTCGTCCAGCAGCCACTGCAGCGCCTCGCGCGCGTACTGCTCGGCCAGGCGCAGCACCTGCGGCGTCATCTTCTGGCGCGCCAGCAGCCACAGCCGCGAGCCGATGCGGTCGCCCGGCACGTCCGCGAAGGCGTCGCCCCACCAGCCGCGGCGCCCGCCGGGCGCGCGCTCGCGGCCGGGCACCTCGTCGGCCTCGTCGGCCAGCCCGTCGGTGAACAGGCTCAGCACCACGGCCGTGTACAGCCCGTCGTCGGCCAGCAGCGCGGGGCCGGCCACCTGCCAGGTGCCGTGCATGCCGCGCCAGACGGTTGCGATGTCGTTCACGGCCGCCTCACATGCTGGCGCTGGGCGTCGGGCTGGCGCCGTGCGTGTGGCCGTTGTAGACCGAGCGCATGCCCGCCATCGTCTTGGCGCCGCCCTGGTCGCGCACGTCCTCCGCGGCGGTGATCGTGGCCCCGCTGTCGATGCTGCCTTGCACCTGCAGGTCGCCGCTCATCGTGCACAGCGGCGCGGTCACGCGCAGCTCGGCGCCGGCGTGCACCTCCACGATGCCGCCGCGGCGCAGCACCACGCGGTCGCCCTCGTCGGTGTACAGCGCCACCTCGCCCTGCGCCAGGCCCTTGAGCCGGTAGCGCCGGTCGTCCACCGACAGCACCACGCAATGGTCGCGGTTGCCGCCAACGGCCACCGCGATCGCCTCCGCGTCCGGGTGCGGGTGGCTGGTGAAGCCGTACTGCTGGAAGCGCTCCACGTCGCCGCGCACCTCCTCGGCCAGCAGCGCCACCTGCAGGGACTGCAGCCGCGTGTCGTCGTCCACCAGCAGCACCAGGCAGCGGCCCACCATCAGCTGCAGGCGCTGCTGCAGCGGGCGAAGCAGGCGCGAGATGCCGCTCATTGGCCCGCCTGCCTGGGCATGGCCCATTCCAGCCGCCGCGGCTCGGCCGGCGCGTCGCGCAGCGGCAGCACGGTATAGGCGTCCGGCCGCGTCAGCGACAGCAGGCAGGCCTGGCCGCGCTCGTCCAGCTGGTATTCCACGGCGTGCAGCAGCAGGTCCTGGTCCAGCTGCAGCTCGGGCGCCACCGTGCGCACCACGGTGTTGGGCTGCCACAGGCCGCCGGCGTGCCGCCAGCCCTGCACCTGAATCTCCACCTGGGTTGAGCGCGCCGCGCGCACGTTGGCCTCCCACAGCGCGCGGTCGCGCAGCGAGCCCGCGGCGTCGGGGCTCTGGTCCGTCACCACCATCGGGCGGTGGCGGCGCACGTTGGGGTCCACGGCCCGGGCCACGATCTGCGCCGCGGCGCGGCCGCTGAAGAAGTCGCTGCCGGGCGCCTGGCCCTTGAGCGTGTACTGGCTGAAGCGGTCGCGCATGTCCAGCCGCGCGCGCGCGGCCAGCATGTTCTGCCCCAGCACCAGCGGCGTGGGCGCGCGGCGCAGCCCGGCGCGCGTGATGAGCAGCGCGCCGTCGCCGCCGGCCATGAGCAGCAGCGCACGCATGCGCGCCGCGCGCTCGATGGCCTCGTGCACCGTCTCGCCCTCCTGCAGCGCGAAGCTGGCCAGCGGGCGGCCGGTGTCCACCTCCACGTGCACCGGCACCCCGAACGGCGCGGCCAGGTCCTGCGCGATGCGCTCCACCTTCTGCCCGCGCCACTGGCCGGGCGCGCGCACCGCGCTGCAGTCCACCAGGTCGGCCGTCAGGTCGCGGCCGGTCACCGACACCTCGCGCGTGTCGCCGTCGATCTGCATCTGCAGCACGTCCACGTGCCCTGTGATCACGCGCTCGCGGTCGATCAGCACCTCGCAGCGCTCGCCGGGCTGGATGCGCCGGCGCACGTCGTTGCCCGGCCACAGGTCGGACACCTTCAGCTCGAAGGCGCCGGCGCAGTGCTCCATACTGCGGCGCACGGACACGCTCTTCCAGCCCGCGTAGGCCGCCCCGCCGGTGTTGAGCGTCAGCTCAGCGGGCATCGCTCAGCACCTCCAGCGGCCAGGCGCCGGGCACGAACAGCGGGTGGCGCAGCCGGTTGCGCTGCACCAGCTCGGCCGCGCGGGTGGCGTCGGCATACAGCTCGTGCGCCACCGCCAGCACCGGCATCGTGCTCGGCGGCGCCCAGCTGATCAGCCGCGCCAGGTCCGCGCCGCGGGTGGTGATGTCGCGCACCGTGGCCGAGCGCAGCGCGCGCAGCGCGTCGTAGGTGCCGTCCTCGATGTCGCCCAGCATCACGTCGTCCAGCGTGTCGACGATCTCGTCGCGCACGCCCACGGCTTCCTGGTAGCTCTCGAACTGCGCGTCGGCCGCGGCGCGTGCGGCCTCGGCGGCGGCCACCACGCGCACCAGCCCCACCAGCTCCTGCTGGTTCACCGCCTGTGCGCGGCGGCTGCCCGTGGTGGCCTGCACCGGCGGCAGCAGCGTGCCGAAGCTGTAGAAGCCCCGCGCCGCGGCCAGCGCGTCGCGACGCGCCGCCGCCACCGTGCGGCGCAGCAGCCGCGGCGCGCCGGCCAGCGCGTGGCCCGCGGCGGCCGGCTCGTACAGCAGGCTGGTCAGGTCGCGCTCGGCGTCCTGCAGGTGGCGGTTCAGCGCCGCCACGCGCGCGGCGGGCCCGCGCACCAGGCCCAGCGTCTGGCGCACGCGTTCCAGCGCGCCGGAGAAGATGGTGGCCGAGGCCTCCACCACGAACTGCGGCCGCCCGGCCACGCGGTGGCGCCGCTCGAAGCTCTGCTGCACCGCCTGCTGTGCCGCCTCGCCCGCGGCGGCCACCGCCGCGCCGGTGTTGACGGCCGCCCGCGGAAACTCCGCGTCGCCGCTCTCCACGAACTGCAGCACGAAGCGCGCCACGCCGCCCTCGCGCGAGCTCTCGGTGAGCGTGAAGCCCACCACGCTGCCGCGCATCTCGCCCAGGTAGGGATGCTGCAGCGTGCCCGGACCGGGCTGCTCGATGGCGCGCACCAGCGCGTCGCGCCGCGCCATGTAGTCGTCGCCCAGCACGTAGGCCTCGACGGACAGCGTGCGCGCGCGGCGGCCCAGGTCCTCGGCGTAGGGCTTGTCGCGCAGCGGATATTCGTGCAGCTGCACGCGCCGGCCCATGCCGGCCTCGTGTGCCGCCACGTGGAACTCCACGCCGCGGAAGGCCGCCCTGGAAAGACCGTCGCGCCAGCTCATCGCCGCCGCCTCACGGAGCCACCATCGTGGGGCCGGCGTACACGTCGAAGTCCAGCTGCGTGCCCGGGTCGCGGCGCACCTCGCGCACGCGCGGGCGGCCCTCGCCGTCGACCTCGATGCGCAGCGTGCCGCCCACCTGCGCGGTGGACTGGCGCACCGCGCTCGTGCCGGCCGCACCGGGCGCGCCGCCGCCTTCGGTGAACACGCTCGTCGTGCCGCCTTCCCACTTGTCGCTGAAGGCGCGCATGTCGCGCCCGGCGTTGCGGATGCCGCTGGCCAGGCGGGAGAAGAAGCCCACGATGGGCTCCCAGTTCTTGTAGATCAGCACGCCCACCGCGGCCAGCGCAGAGGCCGCGGCGATCAGCGGCAGGAACGGCGCGGCGGCCGCCGCCAAGGCCGCCCCGAAACCCCACAGAGCCTTCGTCAAGGCCAGCACGGCCAGCACGGCCTTGCCGGCGATGACGGCTGCCACGGCGCCGAACACCACCTCCCACCCCACCGTCGCGTCGACCACCGCGGCGATGCCACCCACCAGCTGCGCCAGCAGGCCCAGCAGCGTGGCCAGGGCGCCGATGATGGCCGGCAGATGCACGAGCAGGCGCGCCAGGCTGTCGCCGAGCTGGTCCACCCAGTCTTTGCGCCCGGCCACGGCCATGTTCGTCAGACGGTCGATCACCTGCGACATCGCCGGCATCAGCCGCATGGCCAGCCGCGTCGTCAGGCCCTGCACGGCGCTGTTGAGCTCGTTGGTCTGGTCGCCGTAGGCATTCATGGCCGCGGCGGTGTTGCCGTCGATGGTGCGGCCGAGCTCGTCGGAGCGCTTCTCGAGCTCGGCGATCGCGGTGGCGCCGCCGTTGGCCAGCTGGATGAGATCAGCGCCGCCGCGGCCCATCAGCGCGCGCATCACGGCGATCTTGCGCTCGGCGTTGCCGCCAGCGTCGCCCACTTCCTGGAAGCGTTGCGCGATGCGCCGGAAGGCCTGGTCGGCCGTCATGCCCTTCTTGACGTCGGCCAGGCTGATGCCCACGGCGTCCAGCCAGAAGGCCGCTTCCTGGCTGCCCTTCTGCGCCTCCACCAGCTTGCTGGCCAGCATCTCCAGGCCCTGCTCCATCGCCTGGGCGCTGGCGCCGCTCTGCTCGGCGGCGAAGTGCAGGCGCGACAGCGCCTCGGTCGTCATGCCCAGCCGGATGGCGCCGTCGGCCACCGCCGACACGCGGTCGGCCACGTGTTGGATGCGCCCGGCGCCCAGCCCGGCCACCGCGCCCACGGCCGCCAGCGCCACCGTGGCGGCCCGCGCGAAGCCGGCCACGCGCGCGCCCGCCGCGCGCAGGTTCTCGCCGGCGGCGAGCAGCTTCTCGTTGCGCTTCAGCGCCGCGAACTGGGCCGACACGCGGCGCATGCCGGCGGGCAGCGCGCCCAGCCGCGCGGTGACGCCCTTGACCGTGGCGGTGGCACGGTCGACGGCCTCAAGGACGAATTGCAGGCGCAGGTTGCTCATCGTTCACCGCTGCGGATCTTCTCGATGCGGGCTGCCTGCGCGTGCCAGGCGCACAGTTCGGCGTAGTCCATCTCCAGCAGCAGGTCCAGCGGCTGGTGCAGCACCGCCGCGGTCTCCGCCGCTACCGCGCGCCAGTCGGCAGGGAGCCCCCGAGAAAACCCGCCACGATCTCCCCGGCCGCGGTCACGTCCTCGGCGTCCAGCTGGTCCACCGTGCTGGGCGGCAGCTCAGCGCTGGCCGACAGCAGCGCCAGCGTCATGCTCCCGCCGCCGGCGGCCTTGTCCAGCACGCGCATGTCGCGGCCCTTCAGGCGGCGCAGCCGCAGCTCGGCGATGGTCTCGGTGAGGTTGCCCTTGGCGTCGCGCACCTCCAGCGGGTGCTTCAGCGGGTACACCACGGGCGAGGTCACGACACGATCTCCTCTTCGGCCGGCTGCCCGCTGAACTTGCAGGGCACCTTGCCGCCCTCGCCGGCGTTGACCTCCATCGTCTCGGTGCAGAAAGCGTCGCGAATCACGTAGCGCTGGCCGGTGTCGGCCTCGTAGGTGATGGTCGCGTCGCGCACGGCCTGCAGTGCCGCCAGGCTGAAGCCGGGCACCAGGCTGATCTCGCACTCCAGCAGCGCGGGCTCGATGCTCTCGGCGAAGCCGTGCACGCTGCTGGCGCCCACCACCGGATCGCGCTTGGTGCCGCCCAGCTTGAGCTTGGCGCCGGGCAGCGTGCGCAGCAGCCCGAAGCCGGTGACCTTGATGTAGGCGATGCCGTGCGTCATGCTCATGTCGTCAGTCCTTCGTGGTGTCGTCCACCATCAGGAACTGCCCGTCGTCCACTTCGACGGACACGCTCTGCTGCGGCTGGACCAGATGCTTGGCCTCCCTGGCGTCCAGGTCGCCCACGGTGACCACCGTCACCGACAGCACGGCCTGGCTGTCCTCGGGCTCGTCGTTGCGGATCGTGACGTGCACGCCCATAGGTGTCCTTTCGCTGCGGCGAAACGCGCTACAGGCGGAACTGCACCTGCGCCGCGAACACGCGGAACTGGTTGATCACGTCCGGCGGGATGATCGCGTCCACCCGGTTGGGGTCGGTGGAGCTGCGCTGCACGATCAGGTCGCGCTTGAACTGCTCCATGCCCTCGGCCAGGCCGGCTTCCTCCCATTGGCGGAAAAGCACGATCAGCTCGCTGCGGATGTCGGCCGGCGTCACCACCGCCTGGCCCGGCGCGAAGCGCGTGCCGTTGTCGGCCAGCTTGTGGCGCGGGTAGCGCTGCGAGATGCGCGCGCGCACCGTCAGGCGCAGGTAGGCCAGCGTGCGCATGGTCTCCACGTCCAGGTAGCTGATGTCCGCCACGTTGAAGGCGTTGACCTGGTATGTGGTGATCAGCCGCTCGATCAGCACGCGCCCGCCGGCGTCGACGACGGTCGTGCTCACCCCGTCCTGCAGCAGCAGGTTGCGCTCGTCGCGCGTGTGCCGGTCCGCGATCGCGGGCGGCAGGATGCCCGGCAGGGGCAGCGTCTGCCGCGGCCGCGCGGGGTCGGGCTCGAAGGCGTCCACCGCGCCGGCCACGGCCGCCCACACATAGGCCGGCGTCGGGCTCTTGCCCGCGCCCATGATGGTCACGTGCGGGCTGTTGCGGCTGTTGCCCAGCGTGATCAGGCTCGCGTGCGTGCCGCTGGCCGCCGTGTAGGCGTGCCCCTCGGTCTGCAGCATGGGGCCCCAGCGGTTGGCCAGCATGGCCTCCAGCGCGTTGAGGTTGCTCGCGTCCGTGTAGGGCGAGATCACGGTGTGGTACTGCTCGTCGCCGACGGCGGTGATGGCGGCCTGGATGTCCGGGTTGAGCGTGCCGCCCGTGAGCTGCACCACGGCCACCGTCAGGCCCTTGGGCGTGCGCTCGCCCTGGTAGTAGTTCGTGCGCACGTCGATGCCGTTGCCCACCAGGCCCTTGTGGCGCGCGGTCAGCGTCACCACGCCGTCGGTGGCCGAGGCGGTGACAGGCAGCCCGGTGTCGGCGTTCACGGCCGCGGCCAGCGCGGTGCCCAGCGCCGTGGCGGTGGCGCCGCTGTCCACCGCGATGCGCACCGGCGCGCCGCCGATGTACAGGTGCAGCGTGCCGTTCTCTGTGGGCGCGCCGCCCAGCGTGACGGTGCCCGCGGCGGCCACGCCGGCGCCGTTGTCGTCCAGCGCCACGGCCCAGCACTCGGTGTAGGTGTTGGCGTCCTTGAGCGCCACCAGCATGGCCCACAGCATGCTGCCGCGGCCGAAGAAGTCCTCGGCCTGCGCGGCGGAGAGCACGCGCACCGGCACGCCCGCGGCCACCGTGCCCGTGGTGCGGCGCTGGCCGATGACAAGGATGCGGTGCGCCACGGCAGGCAGCCCCTGCACCGCGCGCGAGTTGTCGAACTCGATGTACTGCCCGGGCGTGCGGATGTTCAGCGGGATCAGGTTGAAGGACAGGCTCATGGTGGCTCCTGAGTCAAGGCAGCGGCGGGATCGGCTGCGGCCCGCCTTCGGTGATGAACTTCTTCTGCAGCGGCGTGGAGCTCACGTCGCCGGCGGCGATGCGGCGCAGCCAGTACCCCAGGTGCGGGTCGCGCACGTCGTCCAGGTTGACCGTGCCGCCGGTGATGGGCAGCGGCTGGCGCGCGCGCGGGTTCAGCACGCGCAGGCCCTTGGCGGGGCGCAGCACCGTCAGGCGCGGGGTGGGCGTGGACATGCTCAGAAGCCCCCGGGCTGGGCCACCGCGCGCACCAGCTTCATCAGGCCGCACTGCAGGTCGCTGCGGGCCATCGCCATCCAGCGCGGCGCCTCGGCGGCCTGCAGCCGCCTGGCCTCGTGCTCGGTGCCGTCCTTCGCGTCCAGCTCGGCCGCGGCGCGCTGCGCGTCCAGGTGCGCCTGCACGCGGGCCAGCAGCGTGGCGGTGACGGCGCCGTGCGCCTTGATGTCGTTGATCAGCTCGGCCTCGGTGCTGCTGAGCTGGCGGTAGCCGCTGATGGCGGGCTGTTCAAAGATCTTCATGGCGGCTTGGAAGGTGGCGGGGGAACGAAGCGGTCAGCAGTCGGTCACGGCTCTCGCGGCCGGCTTGTCTTCGTACCGCATGCCGGGAGCCGGGGTCACGAAGTCGCCGGTCTCCTTGATCGTCAGCGTCTGCTCGCCGTGGATGTTCAAGGTGACCCAGCGGCCGGGCGGCAGCACCGCGCGGCCGTTGGGCGTCTCGATGCTCACTTCCTCCTTGTTGCCCTGCGTGGCAATCATCACCGTCGTCGTCATGTGCGCCTCTGTCTGGTGGGGGTTGGTTTTCAGCTCTGCGGCAGAGCGCCTCGGTGGCGGGCGTCCGGCGCCCCGCCGCTGTCGTCGCCGTCCAGCCAGTCGGCGTGCCGCTGGGGCGTGTGCGGCGGGGTGTCCCACGCCGCGGCGAAGGTCTCGAACGGGGTCAGCGTGCCGTCCACCGGCAGGTCCAGCGTCATCGGGATGCCGAACGTCAGCGCGTAGACGGCCAGGCCCTGGCGGTCCACGGTGCCGGAGTAGACGTTCTGCAGGTCCACCAGCTGCAGCGTGCCCACGCCCGCCACCACCAGGCCGTGCAGGTGTGGCGCCAGAAGGCCCAGCAGCTCGTAGGCGCCGACCTGGCGGCTGCGGCCGCGGGGGCCGGCGCCCTCGCCGCTGGCGTGGCCGGTGACGGTGTAGACCACCCAGCGGCCGTCGATGGCGGCCGTTACGCCGCCGGCCGCCACGTTGCGCGGCCCGCCGGCGAAGGCCACGAAGCAGCCCGGCACGGCCCGCAGCAGCCGCTTGAGCATCTCGTCGTCCCACTCGCCGGGCAGGCTTTCCACGTCGCGCACGTGCGTGCCCAGCACGGCCCTGGCTGCAGCGATGATGGCGTCTTCGACCTGCAGGATGCTCACGGCGGCGGCACCTGGTCAGTGGCCGTAGTCGGCCAGCTTGTCGCGGCTGAACACGCGGCCGGAGTTCACGGCCTTGGGCGCACCGGACTCGCGCGTGGGCGCGTCGGCGGCATCCAGGCCGAGGTGGATCTCGCCGCGGCCGATCTTGTCCAGCAGCTTCACGGCGTCCTCGAAGCGCCGCGTGACCTGGTCGGTGGCGCGGTCGTCGGACAGCCGGTACCGCGCGATGTCGCACGCGATGTTGGTCAGCAGCCGCGGCACGCTGGCCAGCGGCAGCCGGTAGCGGGCCTGCAGGCGGGCGTCGATCTCGGCGTCGGCGTCCATCAGCGCGCGCTGCACGACCTCGGCGTCGATCGCCGCGCCGGTGTGGCTGCGGTCGGTGAGCTGGGCGAGCTCGGTCTCGCCGAAGCGCGTGACCAGGTCGGTGAGGGTGGCGTAGGGCATGGCGCTGCCTACCGCACGAATGGAAGTTGGGCGAAGCGTGCCAGGCGGCGCCCGTCAGCGGCGTAGTTCGCCACCGCCCATGCGGCCATCTGCTTTTCGGTGAGCACCTGGCTGTTCGCGTCGTTCGTGGCGCCGGCGCAGGTCCAGGTGGGCGTGACACCCGCCGCAGGCATGGGCGTGCGGCCGACCAGGTTGACCGCGCTGTCCCAGGAATCGCCGGCGGCCGTGGAGAGCGCGAGGTGCAGGTTCTCCACGCGAGGGCTGCAGTACAGGTTGTTGTCTGCAGTCACGGCAGGCGTGGTGCCGAGAGCCGGGCCGTTGTTGTTGCGGGTCAGGTACAGCGTGGAGTCCGCGCCGTAGCCGCCATAGACGACGTTGCCGGTCGCCACCAGGTTCAATGTCTCGCCAGAGGACTGCCGCGCCGACACCACGCCCGCCGCGATGCGGTCGGTATTGCCGGCAGAGAAACCGGTCTGGTACTGGCCTATGTCGTCCAGCAGGATGAGGTTGTTGCGCAGCTGGACGTTCGTCAGCGGAAACCCGATCGCCTGCGCCCACACGCTCATCTGCGCCGTGCCCATGCCCACAGGATCGCGGTCGCGGTAGTCGAAGACGCAGTCTTCGCAGATCACGTCGTCGATCGGCCCGCCAAGCGAGCCGCTGTTGATCTTTAGCAGATCGCCGTATGCGCGGTAGAAGTAGATGTCGCGCACGCGCAGCTGTGACGAGCTGTCGTTCGTCACGGCGCCCCAGGTCGTGCGGCTGTTGATCTGGCTGGCCGGGTACGGAATGCCCTGCAGCGACGGCACGCCGTGGTTCTCGATCAAGCCTGGGCCAATGACCGAACCGTCCGACGCCGGGTTGAGCATGATCGCCTGCCGATCCCCGTGCGAGTGCAGCCAGTTGCTGGTCTCGTGCGCGTAAAAGTCGCAGATGCGCGTGTTGGGCTCACCGTTCGCGAACTCCTCGCTGGCGATGGCGTACTTCGTGTCGTAGCCCTCGCAGAACCAGGAGACGCAGTTCGCCGGCTGCGTCTGGAAGACGATGCCGCGCATGGTGGCGCTCGTCGTCACGCCCCAGGCGCCGCAGCCGTTGCTCGCGTTGTCGAACAGCACGCCGCGATGCGATGCGTAGAAGTGCCCGCCGAGCACATGCACGTTGCTTCGGCCCAGGATCGCCAGTACCGCGGCATTGTTGGCGGGCAGCAGGATTTCGTCCTCGGGCCCGAACCCGGCCGCAGGCCGCGCCACGATTCGCTGATCCCACGGCTGCCACGCGAACTCGCCCACTGCCAGGCGCCCCTCTTGCGGAATGCGCAGCTCCGGGCGCAGGGTGTGCAGCGTGAACAGCCAGCCGCCCACGATGGAGGTGTCGTTCAGCGCAACTGCGGGCCCGCCAGGCGCAGCCGCGAGCTGCAAGTACTGCAGCCCGGTGCTGCTGCTGTGGTTCTCGGGGTTGCGCACGTAGTAGCGCGTCGCTGGCGTCAGGCCGGATGCCGGCGCCGCAGCCACGTAGGCCACCAACTCGCCCGTCTGAAGGGCCCAGGCCGACGCCACCTGAATCCGGGAGCCTGCCGTGTCCACCGCCGCGATCTCGAGCGCGCCGACCTCGCGGCTCATGGTCCTGCTCAAGCCTTTGAAGGTGCGCCGGTTCACGACCAGTTGCATCTGCACCTCGGCCGTGGGCACGCCGCCGCCGACGCAGGCCCATTCGCCGTTGATCCCCGTCGGCGCCCAGGCCGACGCCGGCACCGGCGTCGCCAGCGCCCAGCTCGCCAACCTGAAGTCCAGCGTCTGGTTGTCCGCGGTGATGTTGATCGACCAGTTCGAGTTCGCGAAGTGGCCGACGAACACCGTGCGCCGGTTCTCGGCCTGCACCCAGTCCTGCCGGCGCCAGGGGTTGCCCTGGCTGCCGTCCCCGCCGGCGCTGGCCGACACGCTGACCCACTTGACGTCGCCCGGGTACATGCGGGCCGACCAGTCGAACACGCTCCGCGGGAAGCCCGACGGGTTGGCCAAGAAGGACGCCCGCCGCGCGAAGAACCCCGCACGCCGGGCGTCGGCCGAGACGTGCTCGAAGGCCACGCTCAGAACTCCACGTCGATTGCGATCGCCAGGACCGCGAACGTGTCGGCCGCGTTGGCGCTGGCGATGCCCAACGTGAAGCTCATCGGCTGCTCGATGTCGACCTGTCCAGTCACGTCCAACACGCCCCCGGCGGTCGTGCCGTTGACCGCATTGCTGCCCGCGCTGAGCAAGGTGTTGGCGTTGATCACGCGCCCCTCGGTGTACATGCGGTAAGTGAGCGCATCGGTGGCCGCCATCGACTGCGAAACGAGGATCGCGTCGCTGGTGTTGCCGCCCGTGCCAAGCCGCGCACGGACGGTGCCGGTGCCCGTGGCCCCACTGCGGCGGAAGAGCCCGTGAGCCCGAACCTGAGCGCCAACCGCCAGGAAGCCCGCAGGCAACACCATCGGGTCCAACGCGAACAAGCCCGCCGTCACGCCCGTCAGCGTGGCCAGCGGAGTCGCCACCGAACCGCCGCGGTTGACCAGCCTCGCCCGCCCGCCGATCGGATACCAGCGCGCCGCAGCGGCGTTGTACTGCCACCACTCCGGCCGCATTACCGTATCGGTAAGCAGCCAGGTCTCGCGGTCCACCGCCGCGCGCGCCCGCATCTCCGCCCAGGTGCCGGCCGAGCTGAAGGGCGCCGCCTGCAGCTGGGCCTTCAGTGCAGCAACCTCGTTCGGCGTGAGGCTGCGGGAGGGAACATAGACGGTGTCGCCCCCCTGCACCGCCAGCGCCTCCTGATCAGGCGCCAGCCAGTCGATGTAGAAGTACGGCGGATACGCCACCCCCTGGATGGTCGCGCCCTTGGCGCCGGTCTGGATGGGCATGGCGTGCTCCTCGCTGCGTCGGTCCGGTCATCGGTTGCAGGGGCTTCCACCAACACCATCCCGCTTATCCAGCCCCTGCAGAGGTTGGGCGTTGAGCTGATTGAATGGGCTCCGCGGGCGGGATGATCAGCAACCCGCCGGCCTCGCTGCCCCGCTCGATGGGGGTATCTGTTCGCCGGGCTTCCACCGGCTGCGGGCGCCGCCTGCACCCTCTTCGCCGGGGAGACGCCGGCAACTCGTCGGGCCGCGAGGGCGGCCCCTTGCATGCTTCAGCCCCCCACCGCCTTGACGGAGTGCGACACCTCGGCGCCCACCCAGCGCGGCATGCGCACCCGGGCACCGATGCCGTGCCGCTCACCGCCCCAGGCGATGGGGCTGGTGACCTCGAACTCGAGCTCGTCCCCGGGCGCCGGCGTGCGCGGCGGGTCGGCCTTGGGCGGGCTGGCCGCCGGGCGCGCCGCGCGGTGGCGCA